CATGGACGGAACTGACAAAGCTGCTGGACCGGACATGGCCCCATCAGAACGGCGCGCATCTACGGCTGGCCAAACTCGCCATCGACACCGGCTATGAGGCTCCGGCCGTTTACGCCTGGTCGCGGCGGCAAGGGGTGGCGCAGGTCGCTCCGGTCAAAGGCGTCGAAGGGTTCAATCGCTCCAGCCCGGTATCGGGGCCAACTTACGTCGATGTGACCGATGCAGGCAAACGCCTGCGCCGGGGCGCGCGGCTCTGGACTGTGGCGGTCTCCACCTTCAAGGCGGAGACCTACCGCCACCTTGGCCTGCCACGCCCAACCAAGGAGGAACTGGCCGAGGGGGTGCAGTTTCCGCCCGGCACATTGCATCTGCCGGATTGGGTGGACAGCGAATGGTTGAAGCAGCTGGTGGCCGAGGAACTAGTCACCGTCCGCACCAAGCGCGGCTTCGCTCGGCTCGAATGGCAGAAGCTGCGTGAGCGCAACGAGGCGCTGGATTGCCGGGTCTACGCCCGCGCCGCCGCCTGGATCGTCGGGGCCGATCGCTGGTCCGAGGCGCGCTGGGCCGATCTGGAGGCGCAGGTGGCAGGGGACGGCAAGGCCGAGGGGAGCCACGACAAGGCTCCAGCTGGATCCATCCGTGCGGTGCGCACTCCCGCACGGCGCAGGTCTGTGGCGTCGAATTACATGAGGTAGACATGGCCGCAATCGCAGAACTGAAATCCCGTCGCGAGGCACTGGCGGCATCACGCTCCAGCGGTGTGGCGCGGGTCAGTTATGACGGCAAGACCGTGGACTACCGCAGCCTTGCTGAGATCGATCGGGCCATCGAGGTGCTGGACCGTGACATCGCCACTGCCGAGGGGCGCAAGATCATCCGGCAGGTGCGCGTGATCACCACCAAGGGACTTTGATGCATGGGCTGGCTTGACGCCTTTCGCCGCCGTGGCACCGGCGGTCCCGTCGCTGTGCGTGCGCGGCTGGAAGGAGCGATGTCGCAGCGCCGGTTGCGGGGCTGGCAGCCGCCGCTGGAAAACATCAACTCGCTGATTGCCTCAGGCGGGCCGCGTCTGTTGGCAAGGTCACGCGAGTTGGTGGTGACCAACGGCTATGCCGCCAATGCCTGCGAGGCCTTCGCCTCGAACCTGGTGGGCGACGGGATCAAGCCGTCGTCGCTGATCGAGGATCCCGTCTTGCGCGATCAGGTGCAGCGGCTCTGGTTGGCCTGGACCGATGAGGCCGATGCCGATGGGCTGACCGATTTCTACGGCCTGCAAGCCATGGTGGCGCGGGAGATGTTCGTCGCGGGCGAATGCTTCGTCCGGCTGCGCCCCCGCCGGGCCGAGGATGGGCTGCTGGTGCCGGTCCAGCTACAGCTGCTGCAATCGGAGATGCTGCCGTTCGAGAAGACCGAGGCGGCGGCCAATGGCAATCGCATCCGCTGCGGCATCGAGTTCGATGCCATCGGCCGCCGCGTCGCCTATCATTTCCGCCGCCGCCATCCTGGCGACAGCACCGATCAGGGGTTGGTCACACCCGAAACGGTCCGCGTTCCGGCTGGGGACGTTCTGCACATCTACCGGCCCATCGATGCAGGCCAGATCCGGGGCCTGCCGCATGTCGCACCGGCCATGGTGCGGCTGTTTCTACTCGACCAATATGACGATGCCGAACTTGACCGGAAGAAGACGGCGGCGATGTTCGCGGGCTTCATCACCAAGACCGCGCCCGAAGAACAACTGATGGGCGAGATCGAGGCGACCGACGACAGCGGCGCGACCGTCAGTCTCGAACCGGGCACATTGCAGGTGTTGCTCCCTGGTGAGGATGTGAAATTCTCCAGCCCTGCCGATGTCGGTGGCGGCTATGAGGCGTTCCAGTATCGGACGCTGCTGTCGGTCTCGGCCTCGCTGGGGCTGCCGTATCACCTGGTCACCGGTGATGTCCGGCAGGCCAACTATTCCAGCCTGCGGGCCGAACTGGTCGAGTTCCGCCGCCGCGTCGAGCAGTTGCAGCACGGGGTGATCGCGCATCAGCTCTGCCGCCCGGTCTGGGCGCGCTGGCTGGAAACTGCAGTGTTGTCGGGGGGGCTGGACCTGCCGGACTTCGCCCGGTCCCCCGCGCGGTATCGCCCGGTGAACTGGATCCCGCCGCGCTGGGATTGGGTCGATCCGCTGAAGGACATTCAGGCGCAGGTGCTGGCGATGGAGGCGGGGATCATCTCGCGGCGCAAGGTGGTCGAGGCCACAGGCTACGACGTCGAGGAAATCGACCGCGAGAACGCCGCCGATGCGAAACGTGCCGGGGACATGGGTCTCACCTATCGCACCAGCCCGGGCGAGACCCAAGGAGCGCGGGCGACTCCATCCCGCAAACCGGAAACCGAGACAGAACAGGAGTAACAGCATGAACAGCTGGTACACGATCCGCGCCCAAAGCACCGGCGCGGAGGTGGTGATCTATGACGAGATCGGGGCCTATGGCGTCTCGGCCAAGGGGTTTCTGGCAGAACTCGGCGCACTGCCGGATGCCACGCCGCTGGCCTTGCGGCTGAACAGCCCGGGCGGATCGGTCTTCGATGCGGTGGCAATCTACAACGCGATCAAGCGCCATTCCGGCACGGTCACGGTCTGGATTGACGGGATTGCCGCCTCCGCCGCCTCCTACATTGCGATGGCGGGCGACGAGATCGTCATGCCGGAAAACGCCTTCCTGATGATCCATGATCCGGCCGGGGTGGTCATGGGCACCGCCATCGACATGCGCGCGATGGCCGAGGCGCTGGACAAGATCAAGGGCAGCCTTCTGCAGGGCTATGCCGCCAAGTCCGGACGGTCACACCAGGAAATCGCCCCGTTGATGGCGGCGGAGACCTGGCTCGATGCCAAGGATGCGCTGGATCTCGGCTTTGCCGACCGCATCGCAGAACCGGTCCGCATTGCTGCGCGGTTCGATGTCGGGCGGTTCCGGAACGCACCGCCTGTGCTGGCGGAGAGTGCCGGTGAGGAGGCTGAGGATGAAGCCTCGGGCGCTGCGGAAGCAGATGTTGACCCTGCGCCAGCGGAGGCCGCGTCCGACGACGATGCTGAAGGTGTCGCGGGGAACGGCGACCTTGTGAACGATGATCGGCTCTCTGCCCAACCCGATCCGCCCCCTGATCCCGGCGCGCCGCCGCTGGCATCGGATACCGCCAGTGTCGTCCCAAGTGTCGATGCCGCCAACATCCGGGCCGAGGCGATGGCCCATGCCCGCGCCGTCGTGGATCTCTGCCGTCTCGCCGGGCAGCCGCACATGGCGGGCCGGTTCCTTGAACGTGACGCCTGTCTCGACGAAGTCCGTGCGGCCCTCTTGGCCCTCCGTGCCGAGACGGAACCCGACATCTCCGCCGCCCATCCGCAACCCGGCCGCCCGTCAGGGGCGCGCCCTTGGGGCGATGTCATTGCCCGCACCTTCCGTCTGAAAGGACAACACCATGCCGATCCTCACTGAAACCCCGCATGCAGGCGGCTTCCTCGTCTGGGAAGCACTGCGCGACTATTGCCGCAGCACCGTCATTCTGGCCTCCGGCAACCTGCAACCCGGCACCATTCTGGGCAAGATCACCGCCTCGGGGAAATACGCGGCCCACGATCCCGCCGCCTCGAACGGCACCCAGACGGCCGCCGCCATTCTCTGGGACAGTGTCGATGCCAGCGGCGGCGACACCAATGCCGTCGTGCTGATCCGCGGCCCCGCCATCGTCAACCAGTACGAGATCAGCATCCCCGGCACGCCCACCGCACCGCAGATTGCCGCAGCCCATGCAGCCCTGCTGACGCTCGGCATCCTCGTCCGCTAACCCCCCAAATCAGGAGGCACCCCATGGCCACCATGGACATCTTCGAAGGCGATGCCTTCTCGATCATCGAACTCACCCGTGCGCTGGAAAATATCCCCTACAAACCCGCCACCCTGTCCGGGTCGGGTCTGTTCGGTCCGCGTGGCGTCCGCTCGCGCACCGTGGTGATCGAGAGCCGCGACGGCACGCTGTCGCTGATCCCGTTCTCCGAACGGGGTTCGGCCTATGACCAGCAGATCCCCGAACGCCGCGACATGCGCGCCTTCGTTTGCCGCCAGTTCAAGAAGCAGGACGTGATCTGGGCCTCGGAAATCCAGCAGGTCCGGGATCATGGGTCGGAGACCGCCACCCAGCAGGTCCAGACCGAAGTAGCCCGCAAGCTCGGCCGCCTGCGCAACGACGCCGAGACCACATTCGAGTATCACCTCTTCAACGGCATCCAGGGGCTGGTCAAAGACCCACGCGACGGGGCCACCGTGGTGAACTATTTCACCGAGTTCGGCATCGTTCCCGCGACCGAGGTGGACTTCGACCTCGACAACGCCACTCCCGCCTCGGGTGCTTTGCGCAAACGCTGCCAGGCGCTGATCGAGAGCGTCGAGGATACCATGGGTGGCCTTGCCACCGGCGCCATCGCGCTGCGCGCTGAATGCGGTTCGGCCTTCTTTGCCGATCTGGTGGCGCACAAGGAGGTGCGCGAGACCTACCTCAACACCGCCGCTGCCGCCGATCTGCGCTCGCGCATCGCCGACGAGGTCAGCTTCGGCGGCATCACCTTCCGCCGCTACCGGGGCGGAGCGGGCTTTGGAGTCGCCACCGACAAGGCGGTGTTCTACCCCGAATCCGTCGATGGGTTGTTCGAGATCTACCACGCCCCCGCCGACACGTTCGAGACGGTGAACACGTTGGGCCAACCGCTTTACGCGCGGATGATCCCCGACCGCGACCGCGACGAATGGGTCCGCCTCGAGATCGAAAGCAACCCGCTGCCGATCTGCACCCGCCCGCAGGTGCTGCGTTCGGCGCGGCGGACGTAATGAACGCTTTCGCCGCCGCCATCGAGATGCTCTTTGCCGATCCGAACATCGGCGTGGAGGCGATCTACACATCCGATGGCGGCGCGCCGGTTGTGGTGCGCGCCGTTGTCCGGCGGCCAGATGAGGTGACGAACTTTGGCGATGCCCGGCTTTGGTCGGAAACCACGCGCATCGACCTGCGCGCAGCCGAGGTGCAGAATCCGCGCCCTGGCGAACGGATCGAGATCGACGGTGAGGCCTTTCTCATTCAGGGCGAACCGGTACGAGACCGGGAACGGCTGGTGTGGACCGTCGACCTGAGGCCAGCGTGAAACTGAAACTCGCCCTCGATCCCGACATCGTCGCCCTGATGGCGGAGGAGGTTGCCGCTGGCGAACGCGCTGTCACCGCCGCCATGCGCGAGGCTGGCACCAGCCTGAAATCCGCTTGGCGCACCCAGATCACCGGTGCGGGGCTGGGCACACGCCTCGCCAACTCAATCCGCTCCGCCAGCTTCCCGAAGTCAGGCGAAAGCCTGAACGCGGCGGCGCTGGTCTGGTCGAATGCCCCGGTCATCATCGGCGCGCATGACACCGGCCCGCTGATCCGCTCGAAGAACGGGTTCTGGCTGGCAATCCCCACTCCGGCGGCAGGCAAGTCCACACGTGGCGGCCGGATCACCCCCGGCGAATGGGAACGCCGCACCGGCATGCGCCTTCGGTTCATCTATCGCCGGAGGGGGCCAAGCTTGCTGGTGGCCGAGGGGCGGCTGAACACCAAGGGTCGCGCCGTGGCGTCAAAGTCGAAAACCGGTCGGGGCCTCGTTACCGCGCCGATCTTCCTGCTGGTTCCGCAGGTTAAGCTGCCGAAGCGGCTGGATCTGGCGCGAGATGCCGAGCGGGCGCACGATGCAGTGCCCGGGTTGATCGTGGCAAACTGGGTAGACGTGAGGTCGGGTCTTTGACCTTTGAAGACCATGGCTCAGGTAGAGAGAAAGGATCGAAAACCGGCTTGGGCCTTTTGTGCTAGATCGGGCGGCACATCCGCCTCCGAAGTGAACTCTCTCCAGCGATCAGCCGCCGCCTCAACCTCCCGCAGGATGTCATCGGTTTTTCGAGGTTTGAGATCGGCCATCTTGCCGAACCGGTGAAGGTCGTCGAGGTCAAACTTGTCAGCTTTTCCGCTAAGTGTCATCTGGTGAGCGTTGGTCCATTGGCCTTCCGGGTTGTGTGCGTAGACAACGTCAAAGGCTGGTGCGAGACGCCATTCGCCTTTCTTGTTCATAAGAAATGCAATGTTCTTCACGTGGTCATCTTGGTTTCGAATCACCAGATTGACGAAAGCCCGTCGGACCATCTGTTCGAGGGACTTCTGTCCCATCCCGAGCCGTCTGACCGTTTCCAGTGCTTGTTCGTAGGAGTATGCGCGGGGCTGGTTGAAATCGAAATGGCGCATTGCTCCGAGCGAGAGCACATGAAGTTTTTCGCTCTGACCAGTCTCAGCGGTTCCCGTGCGATCAAATCGCTGCGTCATGAAGTGCGCGCGACCTCCTTCGTGATGCAATCGAGACCGCGTCATTTCCACACCGGCCGAGGTTGCCAGAAGATAGCAGGCATACTCGAGTCGGCCGAAACCCTGCGGGTCGGCAAGATTATGATCACCGCTCTTCGAGACCCCGTCGAACTTGAAGAGCCACTGGGTATACCCGGGACCAGCCTTGATTTGACCGGAATGGAACTCACCAGTCTTTTCGTTCCAGGCGAGGACGGCCTTGGCACGGGCACCGCCGGCTGAGGTGCCAACTCTTAGAATCTGCGCCAACGCCTCGGCTTGGTTTTCGCCAGTCATCTGTCCGGTCAGAGACTTTCGGTCGTTCAAAACCCGGTTCGCCAGTTCAACGAGGGGTGCGATATCGACCGGTGTGCCGTCCTCCCGGCGAACACCTGTCGCAGGCTCATACTCGAGTGCCCCCATACCGCGCCGCCCGGTGTAGAGGAGCCGCTCAACTGGATCCATGCTTTCAGCTGTTCGCCCTTGTTCTGCAAGCCATCGGTTAATCAGTGCATTCCCGAACCGATCCGGCAAGCTGTCGGAAAGAAGCCCAGGCAGGCCATGAAAGGTGCCTCGCGGTAGGGCCGGAAAATCGAAGGTACCTGTCCGTAGTGGCATCGTCAGCGGGGCGATTTCGATAGCGGACTGTGCGAAACGGGGGTCATACTCGAAGATGCCAAGATCTCGACTGGGGTCCCAGATGACCGCCCCGATCTGACGTCCCCACAGATTCACTGTTGCTCTTGTGGTCATCACTCGCCCCAACTCCACGGTTCATCTTCTTCGGCTCCCGACGCTGGACGCGCGCGTTGACGTTGATCTCCCTGACCCCGAGGATCGAGCGGGCTCAATGTGGCAACAGGTACGAGCACAGAAATTCTATCTTCGAGTCCCAATGCCTTGAGGACGCGGATCAGACTGTCGATGGTTCCGCCTTCGCCAGCTTCCAAGCGGGCGACAACGCCGCGCGAGACTCCGGCTTGCGCTGCAACATCGTCCTGACGCAGGTTGCGTGAGAGTCGGTGGGATGCGAGGCTCGCGCCTAGGTCTTTCGTCAAGACAGCGACTGGTCTTCCGTCCGTCATTTGCGCCTCAGTGTTGGAGCGTTATCCTCGTAGTGCAGAGATAACGCTTCAAAGTTAGGACTTTGTTTCGCCTGCAAGATAGCGCGCCACAATCGATACGTAAACCAGAAATTTTGACATAGCGTATCAATAATGATGCTTTCGGCATCTTTCTGGTGTCAGAACTCAAGCTCTGCACTGTCGTCCAACCGCGATACCTATTTTCCACCGTACCGCAGTCCTCGTGGAATGGAGATCCAGATCACCACATGCCCACTCCCCGCGAAACCATCCTCACCGCGCTACACGCGCGGCTTTCAGCGTTGCCTGTATCCGCACTGCGAGGTGACGTGCTCCCCGAGCGCGTGCCCGCTTCGGGCCTCCTGATCCTGCGTGACGGCGAGCCGGGTGAGCCGGAAGTGACCCTGTCGCCTTTGCGTTACCATTTCCAGCATCGGGCCGAGATCGAGGCGGTCGTGCAGGGTGCGGCCCGTGACGCTGCCTTCGACACCCTCTGCGCTAGCATCGGCGCGGCGCTTGCCGCTGACCGCACGCTGGGCGGCCTCTGCGACTGGGTCGAGGCGGAAGCGCCACGCCCGGTCGATCTGGCCGTCGACGGTGCCGCTATCCTGAAGGCGGCGGTAATCCCTGTCATCCTGCACTACTCCACGGTCGATCCGCTGGCCTGACCCCAATCACGATAGGAGAACACGATGGCACGAGCCCATGGGGCGCGGGCGCAGATGGCGCTTGCGTTCGAATCCGTCTATGGCACCGCGCCCGCCACGGGCTACCGCACGGTGCCGTTTGCCAGCACCACGCTCGGTTCCGAGCAGCCGCTGATCGCCTCGGAACTGCTGGGCCAGGGGCGAGACCCGCTGGCCCCGATCAAGGATGCGGTCACCGCCGACGGCGATGTCGTGGTGCCGATCGACGTCGAGAACCTTGGGCTGTGGCTGAAGGCCGCCTTCGGCGCGCCTGTCACTTCCGGCACCACGCCAAAAACCCACACCTTCCAGTCCGGCAACTGGACGCTGCCGAGCATGGCCATCGAGACGGCGATGCCCGAGGTGCCGCGCTATGCGATGTATACCGGCTGCGTCTGCGATCAGCTTTCGTGGCAGATGGCGCGCTCTGGCCTACTGACCGCGACTGCCCGGCTAATCGCGCAGGGTGAAAGCGTCGCGGCCACCACTGCCGCTGGCACGCCGACCTCGCTGGCGCTGCAGCGGTTCGGGCATTTCAACGGCGCGATCACCCGCAACGGCTCGCCGCTCGGCAACGTGATCTCGGCCGAAGTGACCTATTCCAACGGCCTCGACCGGATCGAGACCATCCGCTCGGACGGCCGGATCGAAGGAGCCGATCCCGGCATGGCCGCGCTGACCGGCCGGGTCGAGGTGCGTTTCGCGGACAGCACGCTGATCACGCAGGCCATCGACGGCACGCCTTGCGAGTTGGTCTTCGCCTGGAGCCTCGGGGCCAACGCCAGCTTCACCTTCACCGCGCACGCCGTCTATCTGCCGCGCCCACGGATCGAGATCCCGGGCCCGCAGGGCATCCAGGCCACCTTCGACTGGCAGGCCGCCAAGGCCGTCAGCCCGGCCCGCATGTGCACCGCCGTCCTCGTCAACACCGTTGTGAACTATTGATCATGATCAGACTGAACCTGACTGCCGCGCCCGCTTGGCTGACCCTTGCTCCCGGCCTTCGCCTTCAGGTCGCGCCGCTGACAACCGCGCTGATGGTGTCGGCCCGCGCCGACCCGGCCATCGAAGCGCTGGCGGTCACCGCCACCCAAGAGGAACTGGCGCTCGCCATGGCCAAGGCTGTGGCCCGCCGCGCGGTGCTGGATTGGGAAGGCGTGGGTGACGACGCGGGCAACATCGTCCCAGTCACGCCCGAAGGCATCGATGCCCTGCTGGAAATCTGGCCCGTCTTCGAAGCATTCCAGACCCAATACGTCGCCAAGGGCCTGATCCTGGATGCAGAAAAAAACGTCTCCGCGCCCTTGCCGAATGGTCCTTCGGCGGGGGCGACCGCTACTGCGCGGCCTGCACGGGAGGCTGCCCGGACTGCCCCGCAAGATTGAACCGGCCAAAGACGGAACAGGGCTGGCAGGTCTGGGACCTCGTCGGCCGCCTTGGCGGGCAACTGCGCGTGATCCCCGGCGCGGTGCTGGGCTGGGACATGGGCGCGGCGCTGGCGATGGCGCAGGCCCTCGGGATCGACGCCCTCACCGCCGCCGAACTGCTGCCCGATATCGAGGCGGTGATGGTGCGCAAGCTGAACGAACAGATCGGAGAGGGACATGGCTGAAAAACGGGTCAGTGTCCGGCTGGTCGCAGAAGGCGGCCGCCAGGTCCGGGCCGAGCTGGAAGGGATCGGTGAGGCGGGCACGCGCGGGTTTGGACGCCTGTCCTCCGAGATGGAACTGGCCAATGCCAGGCTCGGCAGCTTCGCCCGCAAAGCCGGGATTGCGCTGGCGGCGGTTACCGCAGCTGCTACCGCTGCGGGTGTGGCAATGGTGCGGTCCGGCCTCGACGTGATCGGCGCGCAGGCTGACATGGCCGCTTCGCTCCGGACCACCGTCGAAAGCCTGCAAGTGCTGACATGGGCTGGGGAACTGGCAGGTGTCTCAATGGGCGAGATCGAACAGGCCACCAAGAAGCTGACCGCGCGGTTGTCGGAAGCGGCGGCCGGGTCCGGATCGGCGGTGGGGGCGCTGCAGCGGCTGAACCTGACAGCCGCGGAGTTGCAGGCGCTGCCGCTCGATCAACGCATCGCGGCCATTCAGGACGCCTTGGCCCGTTATGTCCCCGAGGCCGAACGCGCCGCCGTGGCATCTGATCTTTTCGGCGACCGGGCCGCACTGGCCTTCCTGCGCATCGACTCCGCCACCCTGCGGGAAGCGGCGCAGGATGTGCAGGATTTCGGGGTGGCGGTCAGCGCAAGCGATGCCGCGCAGATCGAACGCACCGGCGATGCCATCGCCAAGCTGAGCCTGATCTGGCTCGGCCTGACGAACCGCCTGACTGCTGCCGTCGCTCCGGCGCTGGAAACGGTGGCGAACGCACTGGCCGACATGGCGCGCGGCACCGGGCCCATCGGCGGTGCGATAACGGCGGTATTCGACAATCTCGCACGGCTTTCCACCTATGCCGCGACCTTCGCCGCATTCATGGCGGGCCGCTGGGTGGCCGGGCTGGCCGTTGCCGCCCTTTCGGTGCGCGGCCTCGCCACCGCGCTCGTGTTCCTGCGTGGGGCGCTGATCCGCACCGGCATCGGCGCGCTGATCGTTGGCGCAGGCGAACTGGTCTATCAATTCTCGCAGCTTGTCACCCGGGTTGGCGGCGTGGGCGAAGCCTTCCGCCTGCTGGGTGATCTCGCAAAGGAAGTCTGGTCGCGCATCGGCCTGTCACTCGATGCGGCCTTTGCTAATATGGCCGCTGGCTGGGAAGGATTGAAAGCTGCCGGGCTGTCGGCGCTCGAAGGCACCATCGCGGGCGTGGTCAGTTTCGGCGACCGGACGACCGCCATTTTCCAAGGGGCTTATGATGCGGCCGTGGCAATCTGGGGCAGTCTGCCCGGCGCCATCGGCGACTTTGCCTTCCAGGCGGCGAACGGTCTGATTTCCGGGGTCGAGGCGATGCTGAATGGCGTCGTCACGCGCATCAACAATTTCATAAACGGGCTGAACGCGGCCTTGAAGCTGCTGCCGGACTGGGCGGTGGGCGAAGGCGGAGTGCGGATTGGCACACTCGATCCGGTGGAACTGGCGCGGATCGGCAACCCGTTCGAGGGTGCCGCAACTGCTGCAGGAGCTGCTGCGGCGGATGCCTTCTCGGCAGCGCTGTCCCGGACGTATCTGGAGCCGCCTGACCTCGGACTTGGCACGATGGCAGACGACGCGCGTGGCCGGGCTGACGGCTACCGCGAAGCGGCCAGCATGCTGGCCGATGCCGCAGGCCGTCCGCTGGCCAGTTGGCAAGCTCTGCGCGACGCGGTGACCGGCACCGGATCGGAGGCCGAAACGGCGCTAGCAGATGCCGCCAGTTCGGCGGATGCGCTCAACACCGAACTGGACGACACCGCAGCTGCGGCCGGAGGTGCAGGCGCAGCCGCGCGCGAGGCCGGGGCTGAAGCTGCCGCAGGGGCTGATCAGGCGGCGACTGGCTGGGGGGCGGTGACCGCCGCGCTCGCCGACTATGCCGCCAAGGTGCGCAACATCGGCGGTGATATCGGCCAGGCGTTGGTCGGGGCCTTTACCTCGGCCGAGAATGCCGTTGGCGAGTTCGTCAAGACCGGCAAGCTCGACTTCCGCGATCTGGTGACGTCAATGATTGCCGATCTCGCCAAGCTGGCAGCGCGCCGGTTCATCCTCGGCCCCATCGCCAATGCGCTGTCGGGAGCGCTCGGCGGCTCGGGCGGTATCTTCGCCAACATCCTCCACGCCGGTGGCATGGTCGGATCGCCGGGTCCGGGCCGCATGGTGCCAACGTTCGCGTTCGCTGGTGCACCGCGAATGCACGCGGGCGGCTGGGCCGGGATCAAGCCGGACGAGGTTCCAGCAATCCTGCAACGCGGGGAGCGTGTGCTCTCCCGCCGTGAGGCCGCAGGCTACGGCCAATCCAGCGCGCCTGCGGTCAACGTCACCATCATGGCCCGCGATGCCGAAAGTTTCCGCCAATCGCGCACGCAGGTGGCCAGCGACATCGCCCGCGCCGTGTCGCTGGGCCGGAGGGGCATGTGATGGCATTTCACGAGGTTCGTTTCCCCGACAACATCAGCCGCGGGGCGCGGGGCGGGCCGGAACGGCGCACGCAAGTAGTCGAACTGGCCTCTGGCGACGAAGAGCGCAACGCCAGCTGGGCCAACAGCCGACGCCGCTATGATGTCGCCTACGGCATCCGCCGCGCTGACGATCTGGCGGCGGTCGTCGCCTTTTTTGAAGCCCGCAACGGCCGCCTGCACGGCTTTCGCTACAAGGACTGGGCGGATTACAAGTCCTGCCTGCCGTCGCAGGCGGTGGCCCCCACCGACCAGCCCATCGGCACCGGCAATGGTGCTGTCACCACCTTCGCGCTGCTGAAGCGCTACACTTCTGGGGCGCAAAGCTGGATTCGCGCCATCGCCAAGCCGGTGGCCGGCACTGTCCGCATCGCCCTGAACGGCGTCGAACAGATGACGGGCTGGAGCGCCGATACCACTACCGGCAACGTCACCTTCACCACTGCCCCCGGCGCGGGCGTCGCAATCACGGCCGGTTTCGAATTCGACGTCCCGGTCCGCTTCGACACCGACATCCTCGACGTCACCCTCGACCTTGAGCGGCTCGGGTCGATCACATCCATTCCGCTTCTGGAGATCCGGCGATGAACGAAGAAACTGGCTTCATCGCCGCCGTGCTGCGCGATCTGGCAACCTCCACCGCCGTCATCCTTGCTGCCTGGGGCGCGCTTGGTGGGGCCACCAACGCCCTGACCACCCGAATGCGGCTGCGCGATGCGCTGCGACATATCCTGCTGGGCGGTCTGATCGCGGCGGGGATGGGCAGTCTGTCCATGGCGGTCATCACCGCATGGCTCAGCCTGCCATCGCAAACGATCCCGGCCGGGGGTGCGGCGGGCTCTGCCGCCTATCTCGTCGGCGTCTTCGGCCCCGCCTTCATCGAGGTCGTCCTTGCCCGGCTGCGCAGCGGCAAGGGGGGCACCCCCGATGCATGAGCTTCTCCGCCTTGCGCGTGCCATCCGCTGTGATGCCGCCGACCCGGCACAGGCCTTCAGTCACCGCCTGCGCATCGGCCTTCTTGTCGCCGCCCTGATCCTGATCCTGTCCTCCATCTGCGGGTGATCCCATGCACATGACCTACCGGGGCCTGCTGGCCCTCGTCCGGCACGAAGGACTCGTGCCCGGACCCTATCTCGATGTCAAAAACATCTGGACCTTCGGCATCGGCCACACTGCCTCGGCAGGACCGCCCGATCCGGCAGCGATGCCGCGCGGCATGCCCGCCGATCTCGACGCCGGGATCCGTGAGGCGTTCCGGCTCTTCCATGCCGACATCGTGGCCTACGAAGCAGAGGTTCTGCGCGCGGTGAAGGTGCCGCTGGAGCCGCACGAGTTCGATGCGCTGGTCAGCTTCCACTACAACACCGGTGGCATCGCGAAAGCGTCGCTGACCCGCCATCTGAACGCGGGCAACCGCGCCGCCGCCGCGCAGGGCTTCATGGGCTGGCTCCGCCCCGCCGCAATCCGCACCCGCCGCGAGGCCGAGCGCGATCTGTTCCGCGATGGCCGCTTTCCGACCGGCACCATTCCGGTCTGGGCGGTCGACCGCAACGGCCGGGTGGATTTCTCGCGACCGATCCGGCGACTGACCGAGGCTGAGGCTCTGACCCTGCTGCGCCCAACGGGTCAGCCGGTGCCGCCGACCGTGCCACTGCCGGTGCCTACCCAATCGCCAGGCTCCCCGTCGTGGTGGCAGCGGCTGATGGAATTGTTCAATGGAAAGGCAACATCATGAACTGGAACCTCGCACGCGGGCTGGTCTATCTGGCCTGTCTTGCTGCCTCCGGGCTGGCCATGGCCGGGCTGGCGGATTTCGATCTGGTGACCGGCAGCTTCGATCTGCGGCCCTTCAACCTCTACGCGCTGACCGGCACCGCCGGAGGCGTGATTTCCTCCGCACTGGCCTCGGTCGCCCTGTGGCGGGGCTGGGGGCGGAAGTGAAGTCCCGCCCGCCCGCGCTTCAGGCCCATCTCGACGAGGGCACGACAACGCTGGCCTGGTGCTGGCGGATTGTGCGGGCCGATGGTGTGACCTTTGGCTTCACGGATCACGACCGAACCTTGACGTTCGACGGCACCGATTTCGAGCCGGAGAGTGGCTTTGCGGCCTCGGAGGTGCGCTCCGGTTCCGACCTTTCCGTCGATGCGCAGGACGCCCAAGGTGTGCTGTCCTCCGACCGGATCACCGAGACCGACATTCTCGACGGATGCTGGGACAACGCGGCCGTCGAGGTCTGGCGGGTGAATTGGGCCGCGACCTCCCAGCGCCTGCTGATGCGGCGCGGGGCTATCGGCCAGATCCGGCGCGGACGGCTGGCCTTCGTGGCCGAGGTGCGCAGCCTTGCCCACGTCCTTGGGCAAACGGTCGGACGAACGTTTCAGGCGAGTTGCGATGCCGCCCTTGGCGATGCGCGTTGCGGCGTCAATCTCGAGGCCCCGGCGTTCAAGGGCACCGGCGCGATCATCGACCTGCAGCGCGACCGCGCCTTCACCGCCTCGGGGCTTGGCGGTTTCACCACCGGCTGGTTCACCTTCGGCACGCTCGACTGGACCAGCGGAGCCAATGCCGGGCGACGGGCCGAGGTTCTAGCCCACGACCTCGTCGATGGCGTCGCCATCCTGACGCTGCTGGAAGCCCCGGTGCGCGCCATCGCCGGGGCGGACACCTTCACCATTCGCGCAGGATGCGACAAGCGCATCACGACCTGCGGCACGAAGTTCGCCAATGTCGCCAACTTCCGGGGCTTTCCCAACATCCCCGGCCAGGATGCAGTCCTGCGCTATGCCACCACCGATGGCGGCCACGAGGGGGCGGTGCTGTGACAGCAGCCGATCCCGATAGGGTCATTGCCGTCGCCCGGTCCTGGCTGGGCACCCCGTACCACGACCAAGCCAGCCTGAAGGGCGTCGGCTGCGATTGCCTTGGCCTTGCGCGCGGTGTCTGGCGCGAAGCTGTCGGGCCCGAACCTTTCCCGATCCCGCCCTACAGCCGGGACTGGGGCGAAAGCGGCCCGCGCGAGGTGTTGGCCGAAGGCGCGCGCCGCATGATGCCGGAAATCGCACCCGCCGATGCCCCGCCCGGCGCGCTGATCCTGTTCCGCATGATGCCGCGCGCAATCGCCAAGCATGTCGGCATTCTGACCGGCCCCGACACCTTCCTCCATGCCTACGAGCGGCTCGGCGTCATCGAGGAACCGCTCACGCCCACATGGCGACGTCGCATCGCCTTCGCCTTCCTCTTTCCCTAACGCTGAGAGTTTTTCATGGCCACGCTCGTCCTCGGCGCTGTCGGCACTGCCATCGGCGGGGCCTTTGGCGGCGCGATCCTCGGCTTTTCCGGGGCGGCCATCGGCGGCTTTATCGGCTCGACCGTGGGCTCGGTCGTCGACAGCTGGATCGTGTCGTCGCTGGCTCCGACCCAACGGATCGAGGGCGCGCGGCTCGACACGCTGCGGATCACCTCGGCCACCGAAGGGGCGGTGATCCCGCGCCTTTACGGCCGGATGCGCGTCGGCGGCAACATCATCTGGGCCACGGATTTCCGCGAAGAGACCAAGACCACGACCCAAGGCGGCGGCAAGGGCGGTGGGGGCGGCAAGGTCAAGACGACCGAATACCTCTATTATGCCAGCTTTGCCGTTGCGCTGTGCGAAGGTCCAATCACCGGCATCGGCCGCGTCTGGGCCGACGGCAAGGCGATGGACATGACCGGCGTGACTTGGCGCTGGTATCCCGGCAGCGAGGCGCAGACGGCCGATCCCTTCATCGCCGCCAAGATGGGTACGGCCAACACGCCCGCCTATCGCGGCACGGCCTATGTCGTGTTTGAAGATCTGGCGCTGGCCACATTCGGCAACCGCCTGCCGCAGCTAAGCTTCGAGGTGTTCCGCCCGTTGGCCGACTCTGACACCGCCGAAGGCCTGACGCGCGCCGTCACCCTGATCCCGGCCTCGGGCGAGTTCACCTACGCCACCGATGCAATCCGCAAGGGCAGCGGTGGCGCGACGGTTGCCGAGAACCTGAACGCGCTGCCCGACCAGCCCGACATAGTGGTGGCGCTGGACCGGCTGCAGGCCATGGCCCCGGCGGTCGAAAGCGTCAGCCTCGTCGTGGCTTGGTTCGGCAACGACCTGCGCGCTGGGGTCTGCAAGGTGAAGCCCGGCGTCGAGGTTGCCTCCAAAGCCACCACACCCGCCAACTGGGAGGTCGACGGGGTCAGCCGGGCCAGCGCCCATCTGGTCAGCCGCGACGCCGAGGATCGGCCAGTCTATGGCGGCACGCCGGCCGACTTTGCCGTGGTGCAGGCGATCCAGGAGATGAAGGCGCGTGGGCTGCGGGTCACCTTCTATCCCTTCCTGCTGATGGATGTGCCGCCCGGCAACACGCTGCCGAACCCCTACAGCGCCAATGCTGCCACGCCGGGCCAGCCCGCCTTCCCGTGGCGGGGGCGGATCACCTGTTCTCCAGCAGCGGGCTTTGTCGGTTCGGTGGACAAGACCGGCACAGCGGCAACGCAGGTTTCCGCGCTGTTCGGTTCTGCGACGACGGGGAATTTCAGCGTGTCGGGCGAGACCGTCAGCTTCACCGGCTCGCCTTCCGACTGGGGCCTGCGCCGCATGGTGCTGCACTACGCACACCTTTGCGCGGCGGCAGGCGGAGTCGATGCCTTCCTGATCGGCACGGAGATGCCCGGCCTGACCACCATCCGCTCGGGGGCCAGCACCTATCCCGCCGTCACTGCCTTCAAGACCCTCGCGGCCGACGTGAGCAGCATCCTCGGCGCGGGCACGAAGATCGGATATGCCGCCGACTGGTCGGAATACTTCGGCCATCATCCGCAGGACGGCAGCGGCGACGTCTATTTCCACCTCGACCCGCTCTGGTCGGATAGCAACATCGACTTCGTCGGCATCGACAACTACCTGCCGCTGTCCGATTGGCGCGACGGCTTCGACCACGCCGATGCTCTCGAAGGCTGGCCCGCGATCTACGATCGCGCCTACCTGCAGGCAAACATCGCCGGGGGCGAAGGCTTCGACTGGTTCTATGCCAGCGCCGCCGACCGGTCCGCGCAGATCCGCACGGCCATCACCGATGGCGCGGTGGGCAAGCCGTGTGTCTTTCGCCCCAAGGATATC